TCCTTCGCCCCCTTCGACGCGTACATGGCCCTTAACGACCCTGCCCGTGGTATACTTAAGGCGTATTTTGGGATCGAGTTCTCAGATGACTACATCCGACGGTTCCTCTTTCCGCACTGTTGATGTAACTGTAAGCTCAGACACCTTCAAAGAGATAAAGCTCCGGGATTTGGAATTTTACCGGTCTCTAAACCCAAACGAACCCCTGTCCGGCCTGCTCCCCCACAAACTTGTCCAGAAAGACGAAATAACGGGCTTTGTTTCCCTCGGGGCGATGGCCGTCGTGGTCATTACTAACGGCCATATCGTTAAAATCCTAGAGAAGGTCGAAAAAATCGTAATGAACAACCCGGACGGGATGAGTTACAAGCTCAACTCCATGTTTACGGACAAAAAAGACCAGAAGTGGACGGGTCCAAGCCCCGGTACACTGAGAATTTTCGGTACGGATCGGGTGTGTTTTTATACCGGACGAAGCTGGCGCCGTATCCGTATTAACAAAGTCTCGGAATGAATAGTGTTCTGTACTGTCCGGGTCGTACCACAGTTAACCACGAACAGTTTTTATTAGAGTACGGAGGGTTATCAAATTACCGATTCCTCGTACTTGATACGTCTACCGCCGGATTGGCGTATGCGAGTGGCTCCAGCGAGTTGATTTTGTGCGCGAATGAGAGATATCACCTCGAAATGCACAAATTTCTGACAATTTCCCCTGCGCACCGGTACATCAGAGATGTGTGGGAGAACAAATACGATGGCGGGATGAACTGGAGAGAAAGGGGCAGATTTATCGCCGTACTTAACAACCGTACCCGCCCCAAAGTTATGCGCACTTGGGATGATATGGCCCGATATTACTGCATACTGGCTATGAGCGGGTTCCAGACTAACTTCCATAAGTGGAGATTGATCTCAGAGCATACCCCGGTCACTCCTAACTACACAGCTATCCGGGAGTGGGCACAAACACACAAGCACAAGACGGTACGATACTACCGACGTAACGTATATAATTTTCCGACCCCCGAACTTGACCCGGAAACAGTAATATACATCCATTTGCCCGATAACTTTGCCCCGTACGGGTGCGGGTACTCTTGGACCAAAAGAAAACTAAATCGCGTAGCCCAAGACCTGATCTACTTCGCCGAACTCGGTCAACCAATTATCCTAAGCATTACTCACGGCCGGTGGGGCAAAAGGGACACGGGCATTGAAAAACTATTCCCTGAGAATCTTTTCCGTTCCCACTATTACACAGAGTTGAAAGCTCAAAAGCCGGGGTTTAACTCCAAACCGATAACGGAGGCGTATTTAGTTGCAAATCTCGGGTAATGACGTCCGGGGGATGGGAAACCACACCCTGTTGAATGTGTGCGGGTGCGGAGAGATCGATAGGTTGAGGTCGCTGGCTCTGTTCAGGGCTTGGGCGGGCCCCATGTTAGCCTTGTGCGGCGCCGAGGTGGTCGATGTGCTGGGGTACCAGTTCCAACCGTTTGGCGAAGCCGGCTTCACGTACCTAGCCCTCCTCACCACCTCCCATTTCTCGATTCACACGTGGCCCGAGTACCGATCCGCCGCCGTTGATGTGTTCACGTGTGGTACTCGGGTCGATACGGATAGGATTGTGGCCGAGCTGGGTGGGTTTTTTGCTCCGGCATCGCAAACTGTCCAGACCGTGTTAAGGTAGAGGGGTATTGCGACCTGATCATGGCCAAAAAATCATCTCTTACCAACGTCAGTGCGTTAATTTTTTCCGGCAAACCCAAGAAAACCCGTCAAGGCTCGAGTATCACCACCAAGCTGTCAGCTACGAGCCGTAATGCACGGAAAAAGCGTTACCGGGGGCAGGGCACATAGGGGAAAAGCCCCCCTCTTGCGGGTTTAGCAATCTGGTGAATGCAGCGGATTCAAAATCCGCCTCTAAAGGCGTGGGGGATCGTAGCCCCCTTCACCGATTGGGTTGGTTCGGAAGTCCTCTAACACTTCCGGTAATACAGGGTAAAGATGTGCTTGGATAGCTATCTTTGTTCGTTTCCCAACCCACTTGTCCGCTTAGCTCAGTTGAACAGAGCAACTGCCTTCTGGGGTTTTTAGTAAACTTAGATCGGGAGCGTAACCCGATACCCCGTTAAGCAGTCGGTCGTGGGTTTGAATCCCTCAGCGGACGCCAGCGGGTATGGTGTAGTGGTAACATCCGAGTTTTCCAAACTCTAGTCATCGGTTCAAATCCGTTTACCCGCTCTGAAGAAAACCATGCTATAATGGTTAGTGACAGAGGGTAGGCCTCTGGACGTTCCTAATGAGTGCGTATCACGCCTGCTCCTCCGTCTATCCCAGGGTGCCATTTGCCGGTTTTCGTAGCCCTGGGTGGTAAAAATGGAAACCAGCCCGGCGGGTACAGGGCCCGCTTATTACCCCACGCTGCTCTGTCGGCGTGGAGCAGCCAGTTCTCTGGTCTGCGTTCCCCCGATACCCGGATTGTGGGTATCGGGCTTAAGTCCCGCATAAATAGGGCCGGAAGGGACGCCTTCCGACGGTATAGTTCCACCGCCATGGACCTTCGGGCCTCTGATGGAGACGGATTCGCCCCCAACTACTGCTTGGGGGTACTGGCCCTGAAGTGTATGGTACACGCCATGCTCATAGCATGAAATTCCGGGTTCGATTCCCGGCAGCGCCCTGATAAAAATGACTGGAGTGCGTTGAAAGCTACTTGACAGTACAAAATTAGCCCGAAAATACCCGTGTCAGTTTTTGGTAATTCCGACCTACCTTTCAAGACACGAGTATCACTCCTCGAAGAACGACTAGCATCATATGATGAGATAAGCAAACAAATGCTTAACAAACTCGAGCAAGCGGTTGAGAAAATTTCCGAGTCGACAAGGGACATTTCTCTGATCCTGATTCGACACGAAGAGCGCATCGACCGCTCCTCAGAGGCCAATGCGGCACTGATTCAGTTGATTAACAAGACCGAGAATGAATTAAATAGTAAGATTGAGAAGACTGTTGGAGTTGTTAAAAAGCAAGTAGAGACTAATACTGTCGAGATCGAAGACTTAAAGAAGGGGAAATGGGTGTGGGTCGGTGTTATGCTTGCCGTTTCGTTTTTTGCAGGTGAGTTTCGTATTTTCGAAAAAATTAATAGCCCACTCCCAAATGTCGGTGCGGAGCAATTACGCCGGATGTAGAAAAAATCCTGTCCTGTGTGATCAGTTCAAGACATAGACAACAACAACGACCCCTTAACGCTATAGTTTATTACCGGAACGAGGGTTCCCGCCCTCAACACCATGGTAGCCACGATCTCCCGTTCCCTGCTCAACCGTATTGCTCGAGTACTGATTCGGGCCATGCACAGCCCCAAGGCGGCGTTTCAAACCTATTTGGATGAAAACCCATGGAGCCTAGAAGCGAGAATATACGACACTTAACGGACACTGACTCACGCCCATATGCGTTTGTGGGAGACCTTCACAACCGGAGTAGCCTACTAGACTTGATACTCAGTCGTGACCCGACCCACAAGTACTACTATGTGTTTTTGGGGGACATTCTCCACAGAAAAATCTTCTTCAAAAACAGTAAACGTACCTCTCCGATCCGAATTCTCGAGTCTGTGGCGACCCTGATCGATCAGGGCCGAGCGACCCTGGTCCTTGGAAATAACGAAAATTACGTCCTTAAGTCGTTAATTATGCCGAGCCAGAGCATCAAGAAGAAGGAGCTGAAATACACCCTGGAGTGTCTACGCGAACTCCCCCTCACCGAGAGGCTGCGCTACATATCAATGTTGTCTAACGCCCCCACTCATCTCGAGCTGGAGGGCCGGTACCGCCTCGCTCACGCCTACTACCCCCACCCTGGACAAAACATCCCCCGGGATACGATTCTGTTCGGGCCGGGCTACGCGTGGTTCCGCGACTCCGACCTAGAGACCCGCCACATGATCGACCCCCAATACATGTACTTTTTTGGTCACTACGGGTTGCCATATCGCCGCGAGAACGTAAACATCCTCGATGCGACAAATCTTGAGGCGACTGGCGTGTACTACACCGATCGGGACGAATCCGTGGTATACTATTAGCTGATAGCTGGATAGCTCTGTGTCCCACCTAAGCCCCCTTGGGTACTCCGTCCTCTCTCCCTCGATGACCCGGGCGGCCTTTGGCGCTGAGGCTGTAAACCAATACTCCCCCGATTTATCTTTAGTCCCCGCGATCATGGAGGAGATGGAAAAGTTTGGGGTCAAGTTTCCGATTAAAAATCCGGATGCGTTTACAAAGATGCCCGAGTTTTATATACCACCGTTGGTAGGAAACAACATCTCCCAGCATTTTGATAACATAGGCAAAGAGATTTTATCCGATAGGGTTAAGTTATTAAAGAATTTTGCTGACTGCGATGTGCCACACCCTCCTCTCTCATCGGAGCTGGTGTACGCCAAAGGCTGGACGAGATACCGCTGGAACAGGATTGACGAGTACGAGACGGAGTGGGAGTGGGAGGTGGAGCCGGCCCCGGACGGATTGGCTGGAATCGATATCGCCATCTTTGACTGCGAGACATTCGTCAAGGGTACGGCGTTCGGGCATCCGATCCTCGCGACAGTCGTATCCCCCGACTCGTATTGGGTGTGGATGCACGATAGTTTTGTTGATGAGACGATACCCTACACGCCCACCCTGGTGCCTCTGGGGACGGTTAATTCCCTCCTGATCGCCCACAACGTGGGGTTTGACCGTCAACGCACCCAGGAAGCCTATTACCTGAAGCATGACCCATTTCACCCTACCGAGCCCTTCGGCAACTTGTGGTTTGACACCATGTCCGCTCACATCAATGTGTCCGGATTGGCATCGGAACAACGGTTCATGTTTACCCAAAACGACTCTTCGTTTACGGGCATTACCCAGCCTGTCTGGGCTGACAAGGGGTCGATGAACAATCTGGTCGATGCGTATAACTTCCACTGCCAGCCGATGATACCGCTGGAGAAGGAAACCAAGAAGACCCGTAATCTGTTTGTGGTGGCCGAGTCGATGGGGGATTTTGTCCCGGATCGTGATGAGCTGGTGACATACGCCCTGCAGGACGCTAAAGTCACCTACGACCTATATGCCGTACTGGTCCTGAAGTATCTTCAGGCTAACCCGTCTCTTACGACCCTATACGGGCATTTCGCCCAAACCGGATCGGTATTGCCGGTCACATCGGACTGGAATTACTGGGTAGCTAACTGCGAGAAGGTGTGGGAGGAGTCGATCTCTAGACAGGATGAGTTGTTGGGAGAGATGGCCGAACAGCTATTACTGGACTGGCGCAATGATGATATCGATGTTGTTTCGGATCCGTGGTTGTCCCAACTCGATTGGGAGGCCAATTACGCCTTGAAGAAGGACGGTAAGCCCAAGTCGGTGTGGTATGGGATTCCGATATGGTACAGGAAAAACGCCAAGAACAGCAAGGAGTTGGGGCGTATTGTACTCGAGCCCATCAGCACAAAAAGCCGGGTCAGCCACATCCTACTACGGTTGAAGTGGAAAGGGCAACCGCTGGTGTATAACAATCTACGTGGCTGGACTTATTGGGATGACGAGAAGTCACAATGCGAACGGGTGCCACACACCGATGGGGACGGAATAAATGTCGGTGGGGTCCTGAGCAAAGACTATCTGGATGATTTTGAATCTGGCACCCTATCGAGCGACTTGCCCCAAGCCCAAGAATTGATCCGTCTCGCGATCAAAGTTTCTTACTGGACATCGGTCCGTAGTCGCGTCAGGGACCAATTGCCGATACGGGCGATCGACTCCACGGAGATGACGATCGTCATCCCGCAGACCGTCCCCCACAACACGGCCACTAATCGGGCTGGAGAACGCCTCTGGCTGACTGTCCCCGACCCCAAGCCGGACAAGATCGGGACGGAGGTGAAGACTCGAGTGCAGGTCGAGTCCCCGTGGACATTTGTATCCTCCGACTATGACGGTCAGGAGTCTGTGGTGGCCTCGATCTTTGCGGATTGCCAGTACAGGATGGCCGGCAGCACTCAGTTTGGGCATAGCGTGCTGGCGGGTTCGAAGGAGGACGGAACCGACATGCACAGTGTGACCGCTAGCACTATTGGTATATCCCGGACAATTGCCAAGAACTGCAATTACGGGATGTTGTACGGATCCGGAGCCAAGACATTGGCGGCCACTATCTGTAAGGGGAACAAGTCGATATTGTTAGCTGACGCTTTGTCGATGGGCAAGAAGCTTATAGCATCGAAGAAGGGTAAAAAAGCTTCGGCAATGTCTCCCAACTTAATCGGCGGTAGCGACTCACTCGCTTATAACGAGATGTCCCGGATAGCCAATACACCCGTACCCCTCAACCCCCTCAGCGGGACTCGGATGTCGACAGCTTTCCGTCCCAAAGTTGTAGGTAGCGACTTTTTTACAATGCGGAATAATTGGGTAATTCAGTCCACCGGAAGCGCCATGCTGCACGCATTCCTTACGGCCATGGAGCACCTAACTAGGCGTTATGATGTCCGAGCCCGATTCTGTATGTCCGTACACGACAGCGTACTGTTTATGTGCCGCGAGGAAGACGCCGACCTCGTTAGTGCGTTGTACCAGATCGCTCACTTGTGGTCGTGGGCCTGGCTCCGGTACAATTACGGGATTTGCGAGATGCCTCACGCCAATGCGTGGTTCAGCAGTATCGAAGTAGACAAGATCTTTCGGAAATCGGCTACGGCCAGTACGGTGACGGTATCCCAACCCCACCACGAGCAGGACGGACGCGCCCACACTATAACAACCCTGATCCCCGTGCTAAACTCACTCCGTACCCTCGAACAGATCACATGACAAAACCCTTCAACGAGGATGTTATCTCGGAGCGTGAGTACATTGGGGAGTTTGTCAAAGCTTGTGATGAGTGCAGCACAGATTACGTTACAGGCTTTCTGGTCATGAATGAGCTCAACCCCAACAGCGACCTTAACAGACCCATCTATCACCTCCATAGGCTGCTGGTCGAACAAGCCGAGCTAAACCCTCGCGAGGCCATTTCCCTCATCGACAACGCCATCTACGCCCTGCTCAACGGAGGATCGTCCAGTTCCGTGGTATAGTTTCTTCGGAAGTGGAATCCCGTCAAAGGCGAGTGAGAGGACCTGACCCCTCGCCCGTCCTTTTTTTTTTGCTAGTTGACGCCGAGAGCATGTGCATGTTAGTCTCGACCCTACGAGAACTGGGGGGCTTGCCTCTCAATCTCCAATCGCTCAACTTTTCGGATTAGTTCGTTTCGTTGGGTGTCGCGGCCCCAGACAAGCGGAGGTAAATGGGAACTTTAGTTCTTACTCCGTCATCGCGCTGTTGCCGTTTGTCCTTTGCTAAATCCAAATGCTCAAATCACTTTCAGTCGCTATCGCCACCCTGGGCGTACTAGGTACCTCTCTCCCCGCAAACGCAGCCTCCTGCGGGTCTGCTTCGTTCTACGGTGTTGGAGACCCCTATCACGGCCGTCGTACTGCCAGCGGCGAGATTTTTGATGCCTACGGGCTAACTACGGCAAGTAAAACACTTCCGTTCGGAACCCGCATACGCGTCACCAATCAATCCAACGGTAAAAGCGTTGTGGTCCGAGTCAATGACGACGGTCCGCACGTCTACGGTCGTATCCTCGACTTGTCCTACGGTGCGTTCTCCCGGATCTCATCTCCGAGTCAAGGAGTAATCCCACGGGTGTGTTTTACGCGTCTGTAAGACTGGTTTCGGGGGCCCCATGGCCCCCGTTTTTTACATTTTCCCACAGGAAGAACCCAGCAAGTATTTGATAGACCGGAAGTCGGTCATCGCCGCCTCGATCAGATTCAGGATGCCGTATTCACCAGCGTCATCACACTTCTCATGGAGCTTGTCCAGAGCTTCGCACACGTCCTCAGCTACCCCGCACAACTCGGTTACCAGCTCGGTACCGGTCGACCACTCGAGCTCAGGCACATCATGGAACATTTTGGCCGGGATCTCAATTTTGCTACCCCGAGCCTGTTCGGCCATCGGATCGATGTGGGCTTCGGACATCTCGTACACACGCTGGAACAGCAAGTGCAGGGAGTAGAACTCTCCACTTTCTCCGGTCACGTTAAAGTGACTGAGCTGGGCGGCATACGTGAACGATGCCAGCTTGGTTAGGGCGTCAACGAATTCGGTTTCCATGGTGGGGGGGGTGGATAGGGTGATAACGAGGGGCGGTTAGGTCACCGACCGCTCATTATATACCAGATTTGGTCTAATAGACAATGCCTGATACGAACTTGTCTCCGGCTCGGTGTTGGGCACTGTGCCCACCGAATTTCTCCACAATCCCGCATCGATGTTTAGTTTAAACCAGTCGGGATACTCCTTCCCCGAATCAATACCTGCCCGGCTACATTTCCACACATCGGTCAGGGTTCCGGTCACCACCTTGCTGTTGTCGATTGTCCCGTTGGCCCGAATCGCAGTGATCGGGGTAAACGCATACGTCGCGTTGCCGTCACCGGTGCACGTGACCGTCAGATTGTCCCCGATCAACCTCCCACACCGCACATCTTCGACAACGTACCGCTGGACGGTGTTGGGCCCGATGGCACGGCGCCACACAGCCAAACCAGTCTGTCGGCTCTCCGTGCCCGGTGTCACCAGGCACTTCCGGACCGGTAGGAAATCCCCCACCTGCACGGGGTCGAATGCCGCGCACGGTTGGCTGTAGAATCGGCCATCCGCGACCAGAACATCGATCGTGTAGGTTTGCTCATAGACGAACTGGCTAGCGTCCTTCGTGACTTGTACAAACCGTTCCGGACCCAGCTCGAAGCCGGTTTGAAACTCCAGGCCCGGCACCTCTGGGACCCAACCCGTCACCGCGTCGGCCAACAGATCGAGGATGGGCAAACAGAACGAATGCCCCTCCCGCTGAACCTGTTTCTGTACCAGTGTGAGTGTGTAGTTCAGCGAACGGTTTCGGACCGTCGGGATATACGCCCCCCGGTTCGGGTTGTTGGTACTGGCTGAGGTAAACGAAACAACGATCATTGCTTGCTCGGCTACGCGTCCCGACTGGTCGAGTTCCTCCGCAAGCCGAAGCACTACCGCACTCTGGCCCAGGGTCTCATGCACCCTCTTATGGAGTTGGTTTTCTATCTCGAGCAGCATAGCGGTTTTGAGTTAGGATGTATACACCCCCACTCTGCTTTCAACAGACCCTATCACAGTGTTGAAAGAAAGAGTGGGGAGTACTAACAACCGCGAGCTCAAATGAAAGACAATGACTTGACCGGACCCGCCGTGGTATGGCAAAACACCCTAGACGATACGTATCGGTGTTACGTGCTCGCACAGTCCGACACCTACGGCTATCTGCGCATGGAGCGGATTGATACGGGCGATCGGATCCTTGACCTGGAGGTCCCGATCTCTCGGTATTTCCGAAACCGAGACGTGCTATACTGGGGAGATACGTGTATGGGGATGATCGATGGGTAAGGGAATCGAACACCACGAAAAGCGCCTACTGGAACGGATGGTTCAAGCCGAAACCGTAACAGATCGCACCACTGCGCAACGAATTATCCGAAAGGCCAACAAACATCAACGTAAGATGTCCCGTCTCCGCCAACTCATCCAGAAGGCGTTTGGGGGAAAAAGTTTATAATGGGTAGAGGGATATTGTCCCTAGAACTCCCCGCCAGACACAAATTCCAGCAGTTCCCACAACCCCGTTGTGTAGTTGTATGCCAGAATGTCTCCGGGCTGGGGGGAACGCTGAAAGTTTACATCGGCGAGATCGCGCAACTTTCTCGTAGCCTCGAGATTGATGATGTACTGCCGGAGTTCGCTAGCCGTTTGTTTGTATTCCGTGCTGTCCGGAAACACACCAAAATTAGAGACCGAAAGTCCTTGCAACCCGCTGTTGTTGTATCCGCAGTCAGCGTTTCCAGAAAACGGCACAATAGTCAACAGACTGGAGCCGCCAGGCATGCCCGGGTTGAGCGGGTCGTACCCGTAAGTTTGATTCTCGTCAGAGCTCCACATGGACGGTAGGGGGGTTAGAAGGTGTCGGCTTCCTGAAGGCCGCCGGAGGTGGTCAAGTCGCCATCGGTGTTCTCCACCACCAGGACGTCGCCGCCATCGGGTGTAACAGCGTCCTGGGAGTCGGCAAACGATGCGATGTCGCGGGTCGTTTCCAGGTCATCGAACAGCTTGTTGACTTCGAGGGTGCTGTTACCGATGATGGTGGGAGTTTGCCGATCCAGTGAGCCGCTTGGTTGGCGCGGAGTGACATGATCGATAACGGGTGCTGGTTTGCGCTTGTACGGGTTCCAGCGGTTATTGGTGCCCCACCGCATCTCCCAACGCGCCAGAGAGGCGTCGGTGAACGCCCGGTCACGTTGGGTGTTCGACATGGTCATCGCACACGCGCTGCTCCAGTACCGGTAAGCTTCCTGCCACTTTATGCCGGAGGACGGGCTGGCTTTAGAGGCCCATAGGTCGAGTTGTTTGAGAGCGGATTCTGCGGCGTCTACGACCTGTTGCCGGGGTCGCAAAGTATCGAGATAATATCTAGCCAACGTAGCCTGTGTACGTCTATATGACCCTGCAATCAGGAGCTTTCCCTGGGGAGGGGCTGTCTCGATGAAATTATTTATAAGTATGGCGGCGTCGTGAAGAGCAACCTGGATACGCTGATAGTTGATTGTGTTGGCGGTCGGATCCTCGAGACGGGATAGTTCCAGCGCCTCATTGAACCCAAAAACCTCAATGAAGTAATCTACGGTGGCCGGGTTGCAGTTGTTGGCAACACCGTAGGCGTCAGGGGGCGGAGTGTATGGGGCCACGGCTGGGTGATTACTACTTCTATGGAGCTTTCAACGCGGGGGTGGTGGTTGATTACCCCGTATAGACAAAAAAAAAGCCCGTCAAACGACGAGCTTTATATCTACAGCCTTAATTGTTAGGCTTAAGCACCAACGGGATTCAGGAAGATGGCACCAGCGCCAACCCTTCCAGATTCTCCCATGCCCACGAGCTCAAATGATCTTTCGACCAAGATATCGCCCTCGAAGACTCTCCTGTCCATAGAAAAACGCTCTGGCGTTGATATCGGGTAACCTGCTAATGTGTAGGTGTACGCATAAGCTGGGGTACCGTAGTTAGCATCTAGAGCAGGAGTGAAACCGTCAGTACTACCACTGGGATGATAGAACATAACAGCCACGTTTTCGTAGATGTTTTCCAGAGCACTGGTTTCAGTGTTCAGTTTGAGACGGCGAGCGACACGAATCTCGTCGAGACCGAAGATCTCAGCAAGGCTCTTTTCGTTCACCAGAATACCGCGCTGCATGAAGTCACGGATACGCTTGTTACGCTTGAGAGCGTTAAACGCATCAGGAGACAGAACAAGTTTGTTGGGATAGCAACCTATTTGTCCACGTACTTGCTCCTTCATGTCATCAAACAGTACTTCGATGTCAGAAGTCGGGCTGTTAAATTGATCGGCGCCAGAGTTGTAGGAAGCCAGGTCGAGAACGTTGCCGGTTTCGTATTGAGTTACGTCCAGAACTTTCTCGCTGACCTGGATTTCCCAGCTCTGCATGAGGCGGTTAGCAGCGTCCTTAGCGGCATATGCGCGAAGGTCAATGGCGGCGGCGCCATTTTTGGCTTCTGCGGCCACTTCTTCAGCAAGCTGCCAGCTAATGGCTTCTTGGCGAAGAGCGAACGAACGGGTTCCGAATTCATTAGAGATCTTCTGAATGTTGGTACCAGGCGCACGCAGGAACGACTGAGCGGCGAATGCCTCCTTGCCAAACACAAGGGTGCGGCCAGCCCGGACGCTCATAGAGACGGCAGGGGCGAAGAAGGTCGCAACACCTTCTGTATTCTTGTACAAATTGTTAACGTAGAAGCTCTTTATCTTCTACTTCTTGCAATTTCTTGCAAGTTCGGACTATATCTTCAACCCTAAGGTTGAGGGGCACTCGTGGGAGAAGTTATTGTTGGGACTCATTCTCCTAGTCTCTGAACCTTCCGAAAGCACTAAAGCCCACTTTCGGCTTGGCTGCTGATTGCCATGTCTAACTTTATCCCATGGAAAATACTTCTTTCACCCTTTACCAGTCGAATGAATTTTTTGTGTTCGCTCGGGTTTACTGAGATGCCAAATATATGGCAAAGATACTCACTTGTACGAGCAAAATCACTAAATTGATTCTGGTCAATGAAAACCGATCTGTGTCCAAATTTAAATCTAAATTTGGATTCCATGAGGTCTATAGTTTCGTCGCTAAATCTAGCTGTTCTATTGGCAGCTATGTTATTTTTAGCAGCTTTGGAGACGTTTTGCCTCCAAGATTCGCCTCTGGATACTATGCCAGATTTTCTCTCTAGCATGGTTTTGTAAGCTTTTTTATTAGCTTTAGATCTTTTTTCAAATGTCCATGTTTTCTGGGCTAATGCACCAGACATTCTTTTGGCTTCCCCAGTTGGATCTCCTTTCATGAATAGAAAAGCAATCTTATCCGGTTTAGAGTCATAAGCTAACCATCTATAGTAGTGAGCTAAAATGTGATTTTTTCTAGAAAGTCTAATGATGTTTAATTTTTCATTAGTCCCTCCACAGTGTCTAGGGATTACGTGGTGTTTTTCCACATATTCCCCTGACTCTATCTCACCTTTTTCTATCGAGTGACAATACTCAATAAATTTCTCGTAGATGGTTTCCATGTAGGTCAGATTTAGGTTTTCCAGCAATTCACCCCTTTATAATACCACAGATTTCTCTGAGGCACGGCTACAAAATTAACCTTGTGCGAGTTGCGTTAGAATGGGGTCAATAATTCTGACCGAATCAAGATTCATCATAGTAAGTTACGCTCCGGCTTCGTTGCCAAGTTTCACCCGAACAAACTGACCAGCACCAGCGGTACCGATCACATCGAGTGCACGACCCAGGATCACAGCAGCACCAGCAGTGCTAGAAGCAGCACCGGCGGTAGTGGAATACACAGCGTCGTCAACAGCAAAGGTCGAAGTGGCGTCCACTTCTACGATTGCGATTCCGGTGGTCACAACCGACAGCAGGGACTGGTATGGGAACACACCAGGCTTGCGGGGGGTCGTGGAGGGATTGGACTGCCCCTCATAAGTGCCGGGCCAGATATACGCAGTAGCGCCAGAGATGGCGGTAGCGGGAGCAGGCAGCACGGTGGCGGCGGTGTCGCTGGTACGGGTCATGACCCGGAAAAGCTGCGCACCAATCTTGATGGTGTCACCGACATCGAGTTGGGGATCGAAGTTGGTACCGGAACCGGTCACAACGCCAGTGGTGGCGATGGACAGGGTGCCAGTCAGGGCGGTGAGGGCATCATCCTCAACGCTGTAGCCTTTATCGGTGAGTTCGCCTTGGCCGTAAAGCTTGTAGACGTTCACACCAGCCGCATAAGTACCGGCGGCGGCGGGATATGCACCGCTTCGTTTTACAAAGCGGCAGCGTTCAATACCATTAGCGAGAGCGGTCGCGTCAGTGACGGTCGCGGTCTCCACATATTTATGGTCGAACGACATGTAACGGGGATCAGTTGCCATAGGACAAGATTCGTTGTTTCGTTGTTCGTGGGAGCGTATGGTGACGTATCAGCCATACACCAGTATGTTGGGTTTAACCCCACCCTCGCGTAACCGGAACGAACAACATTTGAGGATAACTCAAGGTTATCTGTTTGTTCGCCGGGGAACTTGCGTCCCCCGTTGTTACAAGGCAGGTAGTTAAATATTCTCGCTCATTACAAATTTAACGGCCGACATGTAGTCGACACCCTTTTCTTCTGAGTAAGACATGGCGCGAGCATGGACTTCGGCGTTCCGCTCGTCATACACGTAACCGTCAGCGCTAGGTACCCGGGTCTTGGCCTTTTTAGGGGCAGACGCCGGTGTGGCTACCTCGCTAAAGCTCACCATCGCGGGAAGGTTATTCAGCACGCCTTTCATAAAGTCGAACTGGCTAGCCTTACCACCCTCGCTGAAATTCACGCTGTTCTTGGCGTTCAGGGTCTCCATGAACCGAACCAGATCGGTGATGGGGGCGACCTGCTCGGTCAGTTTCCCACCGTCATAGAGCTTTTCGCAGAAATCCGTAATGTCCTTCTGGCGCATGAGGCGACGCTGGCTGGCCAGCTCCTCCTCGAGTTCAGCGACCTTAGCTGCCAAGGGATCGGAAGAGGGTTCGGCGAAGGATGTGGTCGACTCAGTGTCGGCCTCACTTTCGCTATAGCCCATCATCCCCTGCTCACCCATCTCGCTAGAGCCTTGCGCGAGTTGGTACAGGGCCATGATCAACTGTTCTTCGGTGTACTGGGAGGCGAGATCGGCCGCAACCTTCTCGTCATCTTCTCCGGACATATCGTCGACATCAGCGTCGGCACCGCCCATGTCCTCGTCCTCGCCCTTCATTCCATCGGGTCCGGCACCAGACTCGTCGACAGGAGCGCCATCTCCACCATCCTCATCGCCCATCTCCTCCCCATCGGGACCTTCAACCATCGACATGGCGTCAGGCTCACTATCCATCATAGGATCGGGAGGGGTCGCCATATCCTGGCCGGGATCCATCATGCCCATACCATCGCCGTATTCGGCATCGTAGGGGGCTGGAGATCCTGTCTCTTCGATGAGTTGACCTTCCTCATCAGTAGACTTTACGCCGTTAATGTTGACATTAATGGTCATGCCCCGCCCGTCAGCATGGTCAATAACTTTCGATTCGGCGGGGGCTTCGGTTTTTCTTTTAGCCATAGTAGGTTCAGTTTCCTGGAATGAAATAGAAGACTCCCTTGGAGTTATTGTGATCGAGCCTTCGGGGTGGGTTTCGGAAAAAGCCGTGAGGCCTTTTACCGCGGGGATCGACACCAGTCCGAGATGGCGCAATGCCAACTGTCCCGGTGTCGGATTGGTGTCAGCGTCAGGCAAGTAAAACGAGCTACTTACCTTCTTAAACACACCGTCGCGTATCAAGCGCTCGGCCTTAGGGGTCAGTTCGACCTTCCCCCAAAGCGATTTGCCTTTCCGCCAGACTTCGCGCACCCAGCCTAAGGCGGGGGTTCCGTCATCCTGATCGTGACCGATAATCAACGGGGCCTCATGCCGATTCGAGTCGTAGCTAGACACCACTTGATCGAGATCGGTATCCGCAAATACCATCTTCTGTCCGGTCGAGCTGACTTGGGGTCCAGCCCGGAACAGCTCGATATACACAGTGCGCTTGGCTTGTTGCTTCGTCAGTGGGCCGTCACCATTAAGGACGACCTCATCTGATGAGAGGGGTCCCATATCGGTTTTGCGAAGTCTTCTTGCCATAAGCCTCAATATGCTTTACACAGAGTTGAGGTTGGTCGCATCAAGGAAGGCGGTAAACCGCTCCTCGTTGCGGGAGAAACTATCACTCAGCAGGGAGACTTGACCGACGGGGGTGCGAACGATCGTGATTGCGAGACGTTCGAGGGTGGGGCTAGTAGCCACGTAGGCATCCATACGGACGGTGCCTTGCTCGAGGAGTGTGGGGGAGTTATTGGCTACTCCGCACACCACGAGATACGCTTGTTCTGGGCGGTTGCCGAACAACGCCCCCTGACGATAGAACTGGTTCAGGACCTGGGTAGCAATGGATTTAACCCTGCTATACACAGTGTTGGCAGAGTCAATCGACTCGAACAGGATGTCGTCGAAGCTCCGGTTCATCACATCAATGAGGACGTTGAGGATGACTCGGGTGTTCACGAATCGGAACAGGGGGGAGCTGGACAAGGTCCGTGAACCCCACACCACAACACCACGATTCGGTAGAGACCGGATGGGGTTGAGGCCCAGGGCGTACGTCACTTCCTGTTGCTGGGCAGTAATATTGAACTTGAGGCCGACAACACCCCGTAACGGATAGCGAGATCCGGCGGGGGGTTGCTGGAAGCCTTCGTTCACAAAGCGGCTACATGCGATGCCGGCCACAAACGAGCTGGGGGGCACGAACCGGTCGGAGAGGTTTTTGACGTAGGGGGCGAAGTATGCGGCGTGACCGTAGGGGACTCCGACAATCCGCTTGATCAGGTTCAGTTCGTCTTGTGCCTGGGCCACATTCTCGATATCGCCACCGCAGTCGATAATGGCCATGTGCTGGGTGCCAGATACACCTTCAGTAACCCCAAACCGACCTTCGGCCGCAGCCACCAGGGTCTGAGTGATCTTGAGCCGTTCAGTGGCGGCTTCGGACCGGGACGCCAGATCGGAATCCGCGCTGTAGGACAGAATGCTGTACGCTTCCGGAGCTGCAAGGAACCCTGGCGCGTAGTACTCACCACTCATCCCCTTCTCAATCGCGTACACAAAATCTTGTGCTTTGGAGGCCGAAGTCAACTTGTAGCTTTCGTACCCGACCTGCTCAACAGCCGAGGTCAGTTTGACAACATTGTCGTCGATGAGACCTTGACGGTTGGTGCCAGGCAGCACCGGGCTCACAAGGCCGTTTTTCGCAGTGACCCGGACCCGAAGGACATAGTCGAAGGACTGGAAACCGTTCGGGATGGATTTATCCAGTCTCGCGGTAGCTCCGGCAGCGATTGCGACGGTCGGGGAAGGCGAAACAGTGGCGGCGGTGTCGGTGGTGCGGGCGGTCACGGTGTACCGGACCCCGTTCACAACAATCACACTGTTGACGCCGATCTCGGAATTAAACAGGGTGCCGGTGCCGGTCACAACACCGGTGTCTGCGATAGCAACGGTGCCGGTCAGAGCGATGTCGTTGATGTCGGGGCGGATGAAGGGGGTACCTGCAGCCGACACCAGATTCGAGACCACGTAGCCGTTATTCGGGGCGTAGTTAGTACCGCTGTAGTTCGAGCCGGTGGGGACGGCTTCGATGATGTAGTACTGCGCGAGGTCTTTTTCAACCAGGATCGCAGTGATTTCGTCGCGAAGTCCCTCCGCCAATTCGTCCGGCGTGGCGCCATTGACGATGATGGCGCGGTTCTCACCCGCCACCGACACATAAAACACCTGCACGCTGTCGGGCAAGAACCCGGTACGGACGGCAACACCGCCCGTTACAGTAACGGTGCCGGTAGGAACGGTAGGAGTAGCTCCACCAATTTTGGCGAAGGTGGTAGTCCCCAGATCGTAACGCCAGTACGCGGAGTCGGCATCAGCCCACTTGTCACCAGCGCCCACACCCGAGCTAAAGTCCCGGCTGACGGCGACAATCTTGTCATCGGCAATGACGGTTACGCCATTGGCGGCCAGATAATCCTCCAGGATCTCGGATTGATCGGTAGTGGGATCGTAGGTGCCGGCGCTAGCCGCATTGGCGGCTGCGATAAACAAACTAACGGCCGATCCATCCACATACAGGACGTTCTCGCCAGTAGCGATCTCGCGGCTATTACACCGAAAATTGATTTCCTTCACCGAGGTGAACAACCGGACCACACCTGCCGTATTAATATTCAGAGGAGACGCATATCCGGTGTCGCTAAAGTTGTATGCGACAAACCGGTCGACGTCCGGCAGGACGCTGTTGTCCCGAGCGAACACGCGGAACTTGCCCTGCGTGGCCTCGGTGGCGGTCTGTTCTAACTTGTAAAAATTAGAGAACCCGTCAGAAGTCGAACTAGACAGGAAGCTAAAAAGATCTAGGGCGTTATCGGTGGCGTCGATGGCAGTGGTGGTAATCACCCTGATCTCATCGCCATCGGGATCGAGCACATTGATCGGAGTACCGAAGTACCGGCCGTTAACCTTCAGCGCGAAAGCGTTATAGCCGGAGCCGGCTCCGCTACCACTCAGGTCGATTACGGTCTCGGGGGTCGGGGTAACCCGGGTAAAGTACAGGATACCATTGACACCCACGTTATCGAAAAACCCCTTAACGGCGTCGTAGGTGGTTAGGGCACCCAACGAACCAGTAGGTGTGCTGTTACCTACCCGTTGCAGGTAGTCTTCTGGCGAAGCTACTTGGGTAGGGGTGTACGGCAAGAAGCTAGAATAAATACCTTCGCTCCCGCTGCCATAGTACTCATCAGCAGGAGTAGTCCCAAAAATGTATCCCACGGCATGACTTGCCAGGGGTTGAGGAAGACCTCCAGTGGCCGATTGAGTAACAAATACTCCCGGCCTATTCAGGAGGCCAGCGTTTAAAGTGATCGATGATGCCAAGGCAAAATCTCCAAACTAGTCGACAGACCTTTCACAAAAGCTTTCAACGAGGCACAGGGTAGAATTACAGTCGGTGAAAGCTAACTAATGGGGGGTGACCGGCTCAGTGCCATAGGACCGATAAAGCTCGTATAATGAGGTCATTAGCCAGTCACTGCAGAGATCTCTCCGGCACCTGTCCGTACCCATCATCCGAGTCACCCTCCGGACCAGGATATTAAAATCCTCAGGGCTAATAACCTTCGACACAAATTTGAGGTAACGGCTGAGCTCGCTGACCTCCCCGTTTTTAACAATTTTATACAGAACTACCATGTACTTTAATAGTTCATTGGACTCGAGTTCGTCGCTAAACTTCTGTAGTGGTGGGGCGGGTGATGACACAATAGTGAGAGTGAGTAGTTAGGGGGTAGAACCAAAGTCGCCGGGGTTTCCAACCCCCTTCGCATTGTTTTCCATCTGATCCATAGCCTGTTTGTGAATTTGACACATGGCTACGAACTTTGACATGGGAACTAGTTCCATATCAGTAAGGCTCTGAAACGACCCGTTCTGGACGGCGTAACAATTTCGAAGCCACGCCTCTTTAGGCATATAGGACTTCAGGATATGCTCCTGAACTGACAAATACAGATCTCGGATAGAACCGGGTACCAAACATCCGAAGTTAAGGCCGGGCGGGATAGATAACCGCCCGAGTAGACCGATTACGTCTCGGCTGGTTAGGGTCGGCTCGTCACCGGCCAGCAAGGTATCAAGATACTCGAGATCGTCGCCGGTGATGTCCCGAAACAGAACCCGGCGTCCTAACCCATCCGCAACAGTAACGGTGTAATCCGGATTAAGAGCTACTTCATTCGTCGCTTTTCATATCTGTGTCGTCTCCGCTACTACCCAACAACTGATTAATCGCATCACCCAACATCTTGATCTGTTTAGCTCGGAGCCGCTTGGAATCCTTCAGGGTGAGTTTGCGGCCCCCTGGCTCCGGACTATGCAGGATGCAGATGGTTTTTAGGGTGGCCTGGATTTCGTCCAACAACTTGTCGTTGCTGATTTTAGTGATTTCGATCAGGTCGTCGGCACTGGGCTCCTGTAGAGACAGGAATCGACCCGGCGCGACCTCAACGGAGATGATCTCGGGCTCGCCGAAGTCGAAGTCGGAGCCGGCATCGGCGGCGGTGGTCTCCAGTTCTCGAATGGATTTAGACGATAAGGCCATGGGGGATAGGGGGAGGTAACTGAGAGCGGAGGAGTTTTTCCTCACAATACACATGTACTATAGCACAAGATCGGGCGATTTGTTGAAAGCAGAGTAGGAGTAGCGATTATCACCGTGGCCGTTCAGACCAATCCGTACAGATATTGGGAAGACGAGAGGGACGGATCTGACTACAGGAGTCGGGAAACCCAAGCCAGCTCACTAACGCGTCAGATGCTGCGGCAGCCGGAATACCTGTTGCAAAGCAACAGGGTGAATCCGGGACCTGGGAGGAATGTTCGCGCTTTAACGGCCGATGCTCAAGAACCGGTCCCTCACCACACCTGCTCCGAGGACGTGTGGGGTTGGCAGCAGTGGACTGAGACCGGAGAGTACTTGTCCCCCTCTCCCACATCCAGCAACCTGCTCGAGCAGGATACGGATAAGTTGGGTATCCCAGGTTGCGGTGAAAGCTAGGTAGAAGAACTAGTACACGATTTCGTTGTGGCGTATTACGACAATCCAGGCCAGGTAAACGACGAAGCGATTAGTATCGCTGCTGGTAAGACGTTCCAGGTTATTCAGATAGCCGACAGCGATGGGAACATCATCAACCCCGCCTCAGGAGAGTTGATATTTGACGGGGAGGTAACGATCGGCTCGGAGATCGAGATCAGTAATGACGCCGGCAACCCCATCCCAACTACCGTTCCTCTCCGGACCCCCACCACCACCAGCGTAGCCAGCTCCGGCACCAGCGTCACCATACTGGCCGCCAACTCCAACCGGCGCGGATTCTCCGTCAGTAACATTAGCACCTCGAAACTATATCTCTCTTTCTCCACCCCCGCAACCACACTCAACTCGTTCATTGAGGTTCCGGCCGGAGCATTTCTACTCCTCGACCAGCAGTGCATTATTTCCAATGCCATCTATGGTATCTGGGCCAGCGCTAACGGTACCGCCCAAGTCACGGAGTTCGTCTGATGGCAATTT